AAATATGAGGACGTAAATCATCTGCCGCCTATGATGGGGGTAGGCAAACATGATTACGTGCTTCTCTCTCCAAAGCCTGACTTAGCTTTCAAAGCCCCGTTATTACATAAAAGTTTATTCGTTAATGATCATGAACATTGGTCTAACGTCTTATACTATGTAATATTATTCGGGATAACTATAATTATGAAGATATGGTTTAATGAAAGCGTACTACATTGGGAAACTTCGTGGGGCACGAAGTATATTGTCATACTAGTAGAAATAGCTTTGTATTTGAGGTTCAAGAAACCTATACATAAGTTCTTCTTGCCCGAGAGGGTTAAAACAGATGAAAAAGTTAAGTTGGGACTAGTTCATCTTTCCACGGGCCTACTAGCGTGGATATTCGTACTACTACTGATTGCTATAGCTGAGTATGTAGACGATACAATGACGCACATCTATAGCATGATTGTATTACCATTGGCTGTGGCTATAGGTTTCACAAGCTATAGAGATCTGACTAAGAGGTATGTTAAAAGCAGGAATTTCAGAGGTGTGTTCCATCTAGCTAGGGATAGAAACCTAGCGGGGTTGGGACATCCCGATGAAGACTACTTTGAAGGAGACATGTCAGATAAGCGGTACCTACAGATCACCGAACCGAATTACGCTAGTAGAAACACTAAGTATTTTACAGTATTCGGGAAAGAGACCTCATTCGCCGAGCTCAAGTCATTAGTATCTTGCATGCCCAAGAGAGCTGCTAAGTGGTTCTCTACAGGCTATCGGATGACTAGCATATACGGTGATTGTAGGCCGCATATAATGCACAGCGGAGACAAGAATGTCTTTGGCGCTGTATTCGGGAGGACCTTTAATGCAAAGATACTCCCCCAGCCAAAAGTGGCCGTGGATTACGGCAAATTTGTTCGAAAGGATTTTGAAGAAAGGTTGAATAAGAGTTTATATCCTATGATAGAACGCCCTCTCGAATCATACCTTGACAGTAGAGAAAAGAAGATCGCGGTTAGGTATAAGACGGATTACGACGCGTATATTGAAAGAGCGGAAGCAGACTTCACATTAGCGCCGGCTGTAAAGAGAGGAGAACAATGCGCTTTTGCGGCTGATACAAGACCAAGATGTGTATTCTGCCCTAGCAATCTGGTAAGATGCATAGGGGGTTACATGACCTGGCTAATTATACCTATGCTCAAAGAAATGTATCCTGAATTCGTACATGGCTTGAATGCTGAGAAATTGGCAAAGAAGTTAGAGAGAGATTCGGAGAGCATAGGCACCTCTAAATTCCTGGAATATGATGGTAGTAGCCATGACTCTCACCAACACATTACGCTCATTGAAGCAGTGGACCATTATGTGTTAGGACGGTTGTATGAAAAGGCGTTTCTTATGTCTAATCTACCACCGTGTCTATATTGGTTAGGGTATAGGATACTAACAACCTCTACCTGGAAGTATGTCGTACGATATAAGGAGAGGATAGCTCTTAAGCAGAGACCAGCATGCATGGCTAAAGGGCTGATATGTTCCACAGTATTCTCAGGACACCCATCCAGGACTACACTAGGTAATACTCTTAGAGTAATCGGTTATGCTAGTTACTGGATGCATATTTCTGGGGTACCAAAAACGGGCTATAGACTATGGGTGTCAGGTG